GCATTTCGTTATGGTTTATTATTAGCTGGTTGTGTTGCTATTGGGAGAGTTGTTTATGTCAAATTAGTTGTTAGTTCAAAAGAGTCTAATAAACGAAGTTTGGTTTTAAAGTGTTTTGATGCTCTTGCGGCTTTGGTTGTTATACCTTTAATGGTGTATGAGGGCCGTGATGCTGCGTTGAAATTGTTCTCTCAAGTTAAGCAGATGAGTTCTTGGATTTATGAATTGACTCATGTTGCGTCTATCTTTAGTAAGGTTTTTTCGAGTAAGGACGCTAGTTTTAGTGGTAGGGAGACGATTGTTAAGATTGACGAATCTGTCAAAGAACTTAATGATCGTTTTGATAGTGATGATGAGCTTGAATTGTGTGAAATAGCTGGATGCGGTAAGAAGAGTTTATTGCATTCGCCATTATGCATGGTTCATTATGCTGATCCTAAGTCTAATCCTGATTTAAAACAAGAAGGTGATGTTAAAGTTGAGGGAGTTGTTGCTGAGGAAGTTTGTGTAGACCGAATGTGGAAAAGATTGCAAAATCAAATTGGGTCTACCCAGGATTTATATTATATTCGTGCTAAAGCTATTAATTACAAGATGGCCTTGGTTTGTTTAGTTTTAGTTTTTGGTGTTGTGCTTTATTTAGTTTGGCGAAATCCTCCTGCGAAGGAAAAGCGTCGTGAGCGAAAGAAAGCTAACAAAAAGAAAACTAAGATAACACACGGTGGTTATACTCCTTCAGGTAGTTCTACTGGTGATAACAAAAATATAATGATGAATCTTGATATTCCTGTCGGCGGTAAGCGGGAAATTCCTATGAATGCGCGACCTTATGACGAACCCATTGGCTATCAAATAGTTGAAGCTAAATGTGGTTGTGGATATGTGGTCCCAAAAGCTGGGTTAGGTTTGTTTGTTAAGGGTGGTAATAAATGTGCGAAATGTCGTGCTTTTACCGCCGGTAAACCTTGGTTAGCTCCTTGTCGTGTTTCCAATTGTGATAGATCTTGTGGTATGTTTCATCCTCATAAGAATTCTAATAGTGAAATGACGATGGCTAATTCTCCTCAAATGGAGACAATTTTGGCTCGGTGTTTAGGAAAAGCATTTCACTCCTGTAGTAAGGGTGAATCGTTCTTGAATTTCTCAGTAGTTAAAGGTCGTTTGTTTATTTGTGCTCATTTGTTAGAGTGTTCGTGTGTAAATCCGGTTCGTTTGCAATATTATGATGAAACTGTTGAAGTCAAGCGTGGTGAGTTTGAAGATAGTGGTCATGATTTGCTTTCCATTGATTTGAATAAGGTTGGATTTAAGGTTAAGCCTAGTAATTCTTCTTTTTCCAAACCTGTTGTAGGGAACAAAGTTATGTTGATGACTTATTTCCGTGATAGTATTTTTGGTTTTCCAAAAGTTTCATTTGGTTTTATTCAGCGTGAGGATAAGCATGACTTATTTACTTGTACTTATGGGTCTTTGCCTGGTAATTGTACTGGGTTGGTTATTGATTGTAAGACTGGGAAACCGGTTGGTTTTCACCAATTGGGAAGCCCTGTGGGTAATTCTTTTCGTTCTGTTAAACAGCCAGCTGAGAAATTCGGCTGGTCTTTTTAGATGTCCAGGTACCTTCATTCACAAAATGGATAGATTGGTATCGTCGTTATATTCCGAAACCAATTTTTGTGGATGAGGGGTGGATACCTGGTAATCCTTCATTTTTGTTTAACTCTCATTTTGTGCATGGTAATGTAGATTGGCTAGGTAAAGCTCATCGGTTTATGAATTACCGTGCTAAGGAGGTGATAAATACGTCGTTTTATGATTATTGTTTGAAGTATGGTATTAAAATTCCTACTGCATATCGTAAAACCTCTGTGGATAAAGTTAATTTTCGTGTGGCTGGTTATAGATCAGCGGCAAAGTATGATCGGTTTCAACCTATTGTTGATGAAGAAGCCTGGTCTATGTCGTTTGATTTTATGGCAAAGCATTTTTATCCGTTTATGTGTGATTCTCGAATTGTTGAAGAGGATCTCGCGTGGGAAGATATGAATAAATCTTCTTCATGTGGGTACCCCTGGAATTTGGTGTATCAAAATAAGCGTGATTTTATAGATGCTAAGTTATCTGTGATTGCGGACTTTTGGGAAGAATTGGCCGATGGGAGGTATGCTGATGAGCATGTTCCTATCTGGTCTTCTACTTGTAAAGTTGAATTGCGAGCTATTGAAAAATTAAAGTTTTTTGGTGCAGAGTTTGATAAGTTGCGTACTTTTACTGCTTCCCCCATTGAGCATAGTGTAAATGCTAATAGAATGTATATTGACCAAAATAATAAGTTTTATGATAGTGCTGGTAAGCATTGGTCCTTTGTTGGAGCTACTAAGTTCCATCTAGGTTTTGATGATGCTTATCGAAGGTTAGAGCGACATCCGAATGCCTATTGCTTGGATGAAACTAATTATGATGCTTCTCTTTTCGAGAGGCTCATGTATGGTGCGCGTGATTTCCGTTGGTTATGTTTTCGTGATGAGTTTAAAACCCGCGAGAATTTTAATCGTCATATTAACTTATATCATTCTATTGTGCATTCTGTTATTGTTTTGGATTCCGGTGAGTTGTGTCAAAAACACACTGGTAATCCTTCTGGAAGTACTAATACTATAAATGATAATACTTTGAATCTTTATCGGTTATTGGCTTATTCGTATGTTTGCCTTTGTAAGGAATGCGATCGTGAGCCCAGTTATGAAGATTTTCATTCTAATGTTGAGGCTTTACTCAATGGTGATGATAATACTTTTACTGTTAGTGATGATTTGAACCTAATTTTCAATCCTAGAAATATCGCCCGTGTATGGGGATTTTTGGGAGTTGTTACTAATCCGTCGGATGGGATTTGGGAGGCGCGGCTTCTATCAGATTGTGATTTTCTGAGTCAGAAGTTTGTTCCTTTTAAAGGTAAAATGTTACCTTGTCCTGAGACAGAGAAGGTTC